CTGCCGGTAGCAAGATGGTGTTGCGGGAGTGGCAGAAGCGCTTGCTGGGTGATTTGTTTGCTCGTGATGAGGACGGCGGGCTACGTCACCGCATCTCACTTGTGGGGATGCCGAGGAAACAAGGGAAATCGGCGCTCGGTTCACTCATTGCCGCTTTTGCTCTTGTGGACTTCAAAACACAAGGGGCCGAAATTTACTCGGTTGCTGCTGACCGTAACCAGGCGAAGATTGTGTTCGAGGATACGAAGAAAATGATTCGCAACTCGGAGCTTGCCGAGCATGTCAAGATTTATCGTGACTCACTGTATGTGCCTGCGACGGGTAACGTGTATCGGGCGTTGTCGGCTGACGCCCCGAGGCATGAAGGTTTGTCACCGACACTGGTTTTGTTTGATGAGTTGCACGCGCAACCTAACCGTCGTCTTTTTGATGTGATGTCGTTGGCTCAGGGTGCCCGAGGTAAGCAGGCCACGCTGATAGCGATTACTACTGCTGGTGTGAAGACGGAATCGCAGACCGGTAAGGACTCAATCGCTTACACGCTTTACAACTACGGTAAAAAGATTATTTCTGGTGAGGAATCCGATGACACGTTCTATATGTGCTGGTATGAGGCACCTGCGGAAGCTGATCACAAGCTTGAGAGCACTTGGATGGCTGCTAACCCTGGTTTTGACGACATTGTTGCTAAAAGTGACTTCGAGAGTGCGGTAAAACGTACCCCGGAGGCCGAATTTCGTACAAAACGGTGTAATCAGTGGGTTTCGGCGCAACAAGCGTGGCTTCCGACGGGTTCTTGGACCAAATTGGCGCAAAATGTGGACATAGAAGCCGACGAAGACTATGTTTTGGGCTTTGACGGGTCTTACGCGAATGACAGCACCGCTATTTGCGCTGTAACCATCCCCAAAGAGGGTGAAAAGCCAAAAGTGAAGCTTGTGAAGGTGTGGGAGAAGGATTTTGACCGTGATGATGACACTTGGCGGGTAAATATCGAAGAAGTGAAGCAAACAATCATCAGTTATGTGCAAAAGTACCCTCAGTGTCGTGAAATAGCGTGTGATCCGTACCGTTGGGCGTCAATGATGCAGGATTTGGACGAAATGGACTTCCCAATCGTCGAATACAAGACCAACTTGCTCAATTTGATGATTCCGGCGACCCAAAAGGTGTTTGAAGCGGTCACTGAGGAGCGTTTGGTGCATGATGGCGACCCTGTGTTGTCACGGCACATCGATAACTGTGTTATCAAGATGGACCATCGTGGTCAGAGGGTCACGAAGGAGTCTGCAACGTCACGGAAGAAGATTGACGCCGCTATCGCGTTCATTATCGCCTATGACCGAGCAACAGCAAGTAGAATAGATGAAGGAGTGCCGGAGTTTTTCTTCTAAGGACATTATGTTAGTAAATGGGTTGCAAATCGGGGGCGCTGTGGCTATCAGTGCCGGTGTCGCTTTTATTTTCCCACCAGCAGGACTTATTGTTGCCGGTGCTTTCGCTATTTTGTTCGGTCTCAGTTTGGAGCGTAAGTAATGCTTGGTGATCTTTTCTACAGTGACGGGGAAGAGCGTGCGCTCTCTTTCCAAACCATTTGGGGTTCCGGTGACTTCCTCGAACTAGAGAACGAGTCTGGCACTGTCGTAAACCAGGAGACCGCTTTCCAGGTCAACGCCATCTTCTCCGCCGTGAGCCTCATCAGCGACACTATCTCCACACTGCCTATTGATTCTTACATTCGGTTGGATGGTCGTCGTAGTGCTTTCCGTCCCCGGCCCGCCTGGGTGACTCAGCCTGACGTTGACACCACCAAGGAAGCTTTCTACGGTGCCGTGATTGTGTCAATGCTGTTGGATGGTAACGCTTTCATTCGCGTGTATAGCAACCGTCGCGGTGAAATCAACAACATGGTTGTGTTGAACCCGCTTGACGTGACGATCCGCCGTAATGGTCTTGGACGTGTCATGTACGAAGTGAAGAACGAGTCACGCCCTGTCTCTGCCGACAACATGATTCACATTCCTGACGTGGTGCGCCCCGGAGCTATCCGTGGTGTGTCCCGTGTTGAGGCTCTCAAGGAAGACTTCGGTCTTGCTATCGCGCTCCGTAACTACGCTGCCCGTTTCTTCGGTGCTGGTGCCACCACTCAGGGCATCATCGAGTACCCGAACAAGTTGACCGCTGAGCAAGCCAAGAACCTGCAAGAAGGTTTCGACGCACGCCACAAGGGTTGGAAGCGCTCACACCGCACCGGTATTCTCTCCGGCGGTGCCTCCTACAAACCCACCTCGGTTGGTAACGACCAGGCACAGTTTATTGACTCACGTCGTATGGCTGTCGAGGATGTTGCTCGTGCTTTCAATGTGCCACCGCACCTGCTCGGTCTTCCCGGCACAAACACTTACGCCTCTGTGGAGCAAAACAACCTGGCTTGGGTTATCCACTGTCTGCGACCTATCGTGCAGAAGCTTGAGTCGGCGTTCTCGCCCCTCATGGCACGTTACCCTGGCGGAGAGACCGCGTTCGTCAAGTTCAACCTTGACGGTTTGCTTCGCGCAGACATCAACTCGCGTATGACCGCCTACAGCACCGGTCTTCTGTCCGGCTTCCTCACCATCAACGATGTGCGACGCCTTGAAGACCTACAGGCGATTGATGACCCGTCGGCTGACACGGTTAGGGTGCCCTTAGCCAACGTGAACGTTGCTGCTGCCACGTTGAAGGAAGAAACCGAGAAGGTGGATATGGCTCAGCGTCTTATCCAGGTTGGTTTCGATCCTGCGGATGTTTTGGACAAACTCGGTCTGCCTGCGATTGACCACACTGGTTTGCCGTCTGTGCAGTTGCAACCTACGGCGCAGATTGACCCGGAGGACCCTAACTCGGAGTACGTTGTCGAATAATGCCTATCTATAACAATCTGGTTACTTTGGGTGCAACACCGAGGTTGGTTGTGCCACCAAGGAACATGGGCCAGGAAGTGCATTTGCACAACATGACAAAAAGCTCGAACGAGTACATTCATGTTGGTGGCCCAGGTATTACCGTGAACAACAGTGTTCACATGGACCCAGGTGAGAGCATGGTAATTACTTTGGGGCCAGGGGATGATTTGTATGCGCTCTCAGACCCGTCTGGTTTGGAGTTGGGGATTTTGGCGGTGATTCAGGACTAATGCCTTATTACATTACTGATTCGGCTGAGGGTTGCTCGGGGTGGGCGACTATCAAAGAGGATGGCGAAGTGATGGGTTGTCACGACACGAAGGATGACGCTATCGATCAGGCGCTTGCGATTGCCGCACAGGAAGATTCTGAGTTCTTAGGTGAACGTGCCATGCCCGGTACTTTGAAGCCTGGTGACTTTGTTTCCTGGAAGGAGCATGGTCAAACTTTCCAGGGCCGTATTCGTGAGGTTGTCAGTGCGGGCACTGTGGATGTTCCTGGTTCTGGTGTGCAGATTATGGGCACAGTGTTTGACCCTGCCGCGCTTGTGCAAATGTATGAGCAGGTGGACGGGCAGTGGACCGAGGCGTCAACCTTCCTGGGTTTGAAGTTCTCGCAACTCAGTGGCATCAGCGCACTCGTCGATGACGAAATGCCCGAGTTTGCTTTTGATGAACCTCTACTTGACGATGCACCTGATTCTGTTGATGAGAACCGTGAAGTCAATTTGTCTGCACCCGCTTATATGAGAGCCGCGGCCCGTCAAGGTTTGAAATATCACGAAGAAGGCTACTCGGGTGACGGGCTTGTGGATAGGACTGTCAGAGAAGCCCGCGCAATGGCTGAAGGTAATGTGACTGCTGATAAGTGGGTTCGTATTGCTGCTTGGATTGCGCGACACATGGACGACTTGGATGCACCTGACGCCAACCCTAGTAGTGATGGCTACCCGTCTGCGGGTGTTGTGGCTCACTTGCTGTGGGGGTCTGGCCCGTCGAAACGCGCCGCAACTCGCGCTATGGAATATGCTGAAGGCGTCGTTGCTAGACTTGAAGAAGAGAATCGACAGCTTGTAAACGTGGAGGCTAAAGACATGGCGAAGATTGAAACACGAACCAATAACACAAAGTTTGAGGTTCGTGAGCTTGACGGTGGCGGAATGACCTTCACTGGTTATGCCGCAGTTTTCAACGCACCTAGCCAACCGTTGCCATTCACAGAGCGTATCGCTCCCGGTGCTTTCAAGCGTTCGTTGCAGTCCCGCAACGATGTGAAACTTTTGTGGAACCACGACTCCGGTACGGTACTCGGTTCAACACGAGCGGGAACTCTCCGCCTCGAAGAAGACAACGTTGGTTTGCGTGTCTCCGCTGATCTGCCTGACACTCAGGCTGGACGCGACGCCGCCTACCTCATCAAGCGTGGCGATGTTGACGCAATGAGCTTTGGCTTCTCAGTTCCCAAGGGTGGCGATGAGTGGGTTTCCGCTGATGAGCGTGTACTCAATTCTGTACGTCTTTTCGAGACCAGCATTGTGGCATTTCCCGCGTATGAGCAGACCGCTGGTTCTACTGCTGTGCGCGGTTTGGACAAGATTGCTAAACGCGCCAATGTGGACGCTGACGCGCTTGCTGACGCCATGCTGAAGATTGAATCTGGTTTGGATTTGTCGGATGAGGAAGCACACTTGTTGACTCAGGTTGTTGACACGCTTTCCCCGAAGGCTGAAGAGCCTGTTGAGGAAACCAAGGATGACGAGATTGACCCGTCTATGCTTGAACTGA